CGGACCAATTTAGGACTGTAGCTCAGAGGTTAGAGCATCCGTCTTATAAGCGGGAGGTCGATGGTTCAATCCCATCCAGTCCTACCAAACGGAGGAAATGATGAGTAAGTATACGGTAAAAGTTCAAGAAGATCCAGAGACCGGAGAACTGATTCTACCCATCCCCGATGAACTGTTAGCTGAAGTAGGTTGGAGTGAGGGTGATGAATTAGTTTGGGAAGAAACTTTAATATGTGAAGACACCGGAGAATATCCTGGCTACACTTTAAGGAAGAGTGAGTGACATACTGGCATTTTTCGGTAATCCTTTTATTTGTCATTCCTGTCGCAGCATGGTATGCAGCTGTATGGATGACTGATTATTTCGATGGTAAAAAATAATGAAAATCAAAATCGGTAATTACCCGAACAGACTGATGTGTAATCTATTCAATAACTATATGGTTAAAAAGTATGGTTATGTGACTTGGCCCAGAAACTACACACTATTCGAACGCTGTTTAAATTGGTTGGATGATCGTATCCAAGATTTTTACAATGTGTTTAACTGGTTGTGGTTTGATAGACGACAACAAAAAATAAAAGTGCACATTGATCGTTGGGACACTTGGAGCATGGACCATACGCTTGCTCCTATTATTCTTCCCATGCTGATTCAATTCAAAGAAACCAAACACGGTGGCCCTAATGTAGACGATAAAGATGTGCCTAAAAATCTGCGCAGTACAAGTGCACCACCCAAAGAAAACGAATGGGATACTGACGAATTCTTTTTTGCTCGCTGGGATTGGGTACTCGATGAGATGATCTATGCTTTTGACTGTAAAGCAAATAAAGATGATGTATTCATGCGTTTTGATGCAGATGATATGAAAGGAATGCGCGCAGAACAAAAACGTATCTCAAATGGATTCAGACTCTTTGGCAAGTATTATGAGAATTTATGGGATTAAATAAATAAATCACCAAGCCGGATTAGCTCAGCAGGCAGAGCAGCTCACTTGTAATGAGAAGGTCGCGAGTTCGATTCTTGCATCCGGCACCAATTTTAGTATTTGAGATGGGAATTAAATGACACAACCAAATTTTCTTAGAGTTTTGATTAGGGATAAAAGGATCCCTATAGAATATAAAAAAGTTGAATGGTGGACTCTATGGGATCCAAAGCCAGATCTGTTCTACGTACCTGAGACTACACTTTATAATCCTGCTTCTCGGTGTATTATGAGAGGGTTCTTATTCGAAGAACTCACACATAAACTAGTCAATCATATATGCACGAAAATTCCCGGCAAAGATGTACTTCATGCAGGGGCTTATTTTGGTGATATGCTACCATCTTTTTCAAAGGCAAACCCAGAAGGCAAAATTTTTGCTTTTGAACCCGTGATGGAAAATTACTACCTATCAAACCTTTCTACTCAAGAAAACGACCTATCTAATGTGGTGCTATTTCATGGTGCATTACGAGATGAGGTTGGATCTATTCTAGTGAATACAGATCTCTCACAGCAAGATGTTGATTCAGAGGGAAATATAAGTGGTGGTCTACAACTTGCAACTGATGGTGCTCGTACCAATTCATATACAGTAGATATGTTCGATTTTGAAAATATCGTATTGATGCAGTTAGATGTAGAGGGTCATGAAAGAAGTGCTCTTTTAGGTGCACGCAGAACGATACACAAATACAAACCAATTATCGTAATCGAAGACTATAATGTGGTCGAGACCAAAGACATTTTAGAAGAACACGACTATCATTTGGCCGGAATGATGAGTGACAAACATTTTGTCTGGGTATCTAAAAAGATGCCAGAGCACATCGAACTCATAAAAGAATTCTTTACGGTGGAATCTTTGGATTATAATGAGTGATGGGGAAGTGTCGGGCAATGCCCGACACCTAGTTTACTTCTTAGCAGAGTATGCTTGACCACCAAAAAATGCTGCCACAATAGCTGCAACAGACACGAAATAGGTAGCAGCCATATCACCTAAGATTTTAGATGCACTGTCAAGACCAATCCAGTCTGCAAGTACAACTGCAAAGGGATAAAGAAGCAATCCAAATAGTGCGAACCATGTCATACTTCGTTGAGCATCTCGCATTGCATCCGCATCTTCAAGTTCCTTTCTCTTAAACTCAAGATACATACGCTCTTCTTCTGCACTTACCTTACCGTCACCATTAGTATCGGCTGGGTGATATGTCTTGTTTTCTTCTTCTGCCATTGAATAATTCCTTATAATTTTATTGATAGAACAATGAGTATAGCGATCAATAATATATTCGTCATCAAAATTTCCAATGCCAAAATGGTATGATACCATATCCACCTAGTCTTATATGCGTTTTCAATATTAACCTCTGAAGGATCAGTATCGTCCTTCATCACATCAATGGACTGAGGTGGTGTGGGAGGACTGTCGCCCTCCCAGAATTTCCATTTCATTTAATCTTCTTTAGTATAGATTGTCCATGCACCGTAAGCAATTGCACCGTACGCAATCAAACCTGCAATAGGTTTGAAGATTAGAAATGCAACACCAGCACCAATCAGAACAGCTCCGTCCCAAGTAGTGCGCTCTTCCAAACGATCTTTTAACCAATCCATTACTTTTCCTCCATCTCGTTTTTCTTTTGTTGAATCTCGGCCCTGCGTATCTTTGCCAGTTTACCGATTTCACTTAAATGTTTTCTGGCCCTCGCAGCAGCAGCCTTTACTCCTTTGCTTTCAAACTTAGCTTCTTCCATTAAATAATTACTGTAATGATTCATAAGCTCACGTTGAGTATCGTTATCAGCCATTATTGCTTCTCCAACTTTCTTATTTTTTGCTCTATTTGTTTGAGACGTTTATCTAAAGATTCCCACTGTTCAAACTCACAGAGATCTTTTGGTGGATGACTATCTTTTTCTAGTCGCTCTAATCTTTCAATAACATTTGGCGTACCTATGCGCCAGTCCCAAAATGGATCAACAATTTCAAATATTAAATCTCTAGCCTTTTGTATCTTTCTCTTGATCATAGTTGCTCGCTGTATATAAACAGTAGTAGTTAGCACCGTGATCATACAATCCGTCAAATACCTGACCTTTCTGTAAGGCTCTCCACTTACCTTTCCAACCGTCAATGAAGTCTTCCCAGTAAGTAAATTTTTTCAGGTAACCCTTATAATTGAAATACATGCATTCACCATGATGTCGATAACCCATCCATGCGAACGGAACTGTAGGAACGATGTCGTTGTTATTCACGAACCTATAATGTTTAACATCACTAAATGCGTTGACAAATTCTTTATTACCAACACGGGGTGAACCAAATGTATAGAGAGAATGAACTCTATCTTTTTGTCTGGACGCTGCCACGGTAGCCATTGCCCCTCCGAGCGAATGGCCACACATGGTCAGCTTTTTTGAGGCATGAGATTTAGAATCAATCGTCTTGAGAACATCCTTCCAGATTTTCTCTACCTCGTTTTGGAAGCCATTGTGAACAAGTCCCCCAACTTCTCCACGATCCGGCCAAGCATTAAGATCAGCTTTTAGATCACTGATCTCAGTTGGCTCCGTGCCTCGAAAGCAAAGAACAATATGTTCTTTGTTCCAAACTGCATAAGCCTGGGCACCATCATGCTCAAAGAACTTGAGTCCGGTGAAACCCATAGACTTATAAATTGGTTTTGCTAGTGTAGGATCTTCATATGCCGTTGCGGCCAATACTGCGTGTATCTTCCCAGATTCCAACACCTGAGATCGCTCTCTATCTTGTTTGGCTAGCTCATTGAGCATCATTTAAAAAACTCCACTAAAGTAATAATGAATATTTATATAAATAAATTCACTCAAGGCAGTCGCAGCCTTGACAGGGTGTGGCCCCAGCCCTGCTACCGAACAGGGGCACCAACTTATTATGAGGAGTCGTATGGCATCTAGTCTAAAAGAATTAACTCAAAAACACCACGATATGGCAGAGCAATCCAAATTTGCTGGCAAACTAATAAGTGGTGATATCTCTCCGGTCGAGTATCAATACTATTTAAAGTCGCAGTATGAGATATATCAAACCCTTGAAGAAAGAGTTCACCTGGCACAGGATCTTCGTGGTGTATTCCGTGCAGATAAGATATTATCAGATTTATGTGAACTAGAAGAAGAGTATAATCTACCATGGATCACTGAAAACCTCAGATCCGTAGATGAATATATCGACCATATCCTTTCACTAGAGGACAATGACGACCTCCTAGCACACCTTTATGTACGACACTTCGGTGATATGCACGGTGGCCAGATAATTAAGAAGAGGGTACCTGGTTCTGGTACCATGTACGAATTTGAAAACAGGAGAGAGTTAATCTCTGGCATTCGTGAATTGCTTTATGATGGTATGGTAGATGAAGCAATTATTTGTTTTCAATACGCAACAAAACTGTTTGAAGAATTGGACACACTATTTAATAACGAGTAATTAATGGCTGAATATATTATGGACACACCCCTACTGAATCGTTTGCGCAAACTGTCTACTGATATCATTGAGATATTTGATAAGCACATGGAGCGCTTTGATAATGAAAAACACATACACGAATTCGAAGGTTGGACAGATCTGTTTTGGCAATCTGGCCCCGTTCGTAAGGCACACTTGAAAATCATTGAGCCTATTGAGGGTAAACCAAAACTTTGGTTGATGCACATTAATATCTTTCCCGGCACATCATTCCATTATCCGATCTTGGGATTGGATGTTGTGGCCGGACCTAATAAGATCAGCGGTTCATTTTTCGATTTCTCTCCAGTATCCGACGAAACACACCCCATCATTACTACATTTGGTCTTGCGACCAGAGACTTGGAGTGGAAAACAGAAAGGGAATTGCCTGAATGGGCAAAAGAAATTTTCTCTCCACATATGGTTGCAGCAGGAAACGTTCGTGAGGGTGAAGAGACAGAGCAGTTTTGTGATACTGCAATAAGATTGATCCATTATTATCTTGAACAGATTGAACACCAACAATTTTGGTTGGGCGAGGATCGTATGGAAAGTCACAATAGATACTGTATCAATCAAAAGAAGAACCAACAGCTCTGGAATTCTTTGAAGGCCATGAAATTGGGTGAAGAAGAAATTAAGCAGTATGTAGAAGACGTTTTATTCGAAGAGGTAAAGCTATATCCAGTTGATCAAGGCACTTTTTACAATCCCAATCCTTAAATGAAGTTTCTATTCATGCATCCCGAGGGGGTGCATGCCGTAGCAGCTACTAACTTAAGGAGATCTAAAATGAAGCAATTTTTGCTAGTTATCATGGCACTTGTTTCGACGAGTGCATTGGCGCATACCATTACATACGATAATGGTGATGTATATACGGTTGCTGAAGACGAATATGTTTTCGTTTCGAAGCGATCTGAGTTGTGGAGACGTTCAGTCTACAATAACGGTAAAACGATGCGATATGAAAAAATCGTACCAACCGAAAAAGTAGATTACGTGCCACCAGATAATGGCACTGACGGTGAAGCGTTCGGTACTCACGAGTGGTGTAAAGCATACACACCGTGGAGCGAAGGTTATACTTTCACAATGCAATATTGGCAACGAGGATGCGATACTAACAACGATAACAAGTATGGTTGTGGTGACGAGAAATACGATGCCTCATCAGATGGAGCTGCATGCCCATCTAGCTAAACTCATGGGGGTGCAATGCCCCCATTATTCCTACTGGGAATATATTATATGAGAAAAATAAATGAAAAAAATATGAACTAACCTCTTAGAACGGGTATATATATTACCGTGAAAAGAGGTAAAATGTTACTTTTCTTCACACTCAAGTCCCCCAAAATATATTTTAAGGAGCCGAAACCATGAAAAGGTTTATTGCATTGTGCTGTGTGCTTATTGCTCCTTCTGCGTTTGCTGTTGACGATTATCGTGCGACAATCAATGAAGAAGGTGAATATTGCGCCAAAGTTAAGATCCAAATCGGTACTGGATCTTTGATGACACGTAAGTGTCGAACCCTCCAAGAGTGGGCCGAAGCTGGTTACACTGTTACTGACCCCAGTACGGGCGAGAAGGTGGAGATCTAAAAAATGACAAGCAAAACTGAAGAGAGAGTTACTGCCTTCATTATTGCTGTGATGATTATAGCCTCTTTTGCAGGTCTTGTAATCCCACTTATGAATCCATCATACTACAGTAAGTTGATGCCAGGCTTGCATGCCATCCCTATGGTGCAACACAATGTCGAGATTTGTGAGCCTGTTGTAGGTAGACACAAGATCATCGACGTTGATCGACCTATTATTGTGGATCTGTGTACAGACACTTCTACTGTATAATATAGGTTGACATAATACGGGTAATGTATTATAATGAACGGTCTGATCGTTTGGTCAGGCCGTTTTTTATGGTTGACAAATGCCATAAAACCTGATATAATAATCATTCATTTACTATAGGAGGTTTTGATGTCTGTCGTGAAAATGACGCCCGAAAAAATTCACCACGAAATATCTAAGATGATTGCTGATGGTGTGCCTTATATTGATGCACTAGTTCATTACGCAGAAAAGAACAACCTAGAGATTGAGTCAATCGCAGATATCGTTAAGAAATCCTCTATCTTAAAAGAGAAAGTACGAACTGAAGCAGTAGATTTGAAAATGGTGAAACGAGATGAGCCCAACATCACCGACTTATGTGAATGAGACCTCATTTGAGGCGTATGTAAAATATCTTGCTTTAAAGAAACATTTTACCACAGATGGGTACGACTACCATAAATATAACGGTAAGGTCAGAGCATCTATGGATTCCTTTAGAGCCCGAAATGATGCATTTTTCTTTGCGAAATTAGCACAGAAAGAAGACTATATAAATAGAATTCTATCCAATATGTTAGTCAAACCTAACATTTGGGTGAAAGATATACTCGAACACGAAGGTGAACGGGTGTATACAGATTGGAAAAAGAAGCAGGAATCACTTTCCTATACGTTCAAATCCGATCTAAAATTGCTTGATGATAGTTATCAGGCAAACTTTGTATCACACGATGGCCAACATCCAATTGTGATGACTACATATTTGCGAAAGCAGATCTCATTAGAGACTTTTACTCTTCTGGTTCACTTTGCAAATATTTTTGATTATTGGGATAAAAAATTGGTTGACAAAATAGTCTCGCGTGATATAATAAGAACTGCTAGAAAGTACAGACCCTTTCTAGTAATTGATGAAAAGAAGTTCAAAGACATTGTCCGCGAACATTTTGGTTGATGATAATACATCGCACATATAACGCTATACAAGGAGAAACTAATATGGCACCTACAGATTTTGCAGCGCTCAAAAAGAACCGCAGTAAATCACTCGACAAGCTCAATCAGCAGCTTGAAAAAATCTCATCTAAGACTTACTCCGATCCAAACGAAGGCAAATTTTGGAAGCCTACGAAGGACAAGGCTGGCAATGGTTTCGCAATCATTCGTTTCCTGCCCGCACCTTCCGGTGAAGAAATGCCGTTCGTGCGAATTTGGGATCACGGTTTCCAAGGCCCCACTGGTCTTTGGTATATCGAAAACTCTCTGACCACTCTCAACCAAGATGATCCAGTATCTGAGTTCAACTCTAAACTCTGGAATTCTGGTGTCGAGGCTGACAAAGAACAGGCTCGTAAGCAGAAGCGTCGACTCAAGTATATCTCCAACATCTACGTTGTAAAGGATTCTGCGAATCCCGAAAACGAAGGCAAGGTATTCCTTTATCAGTTCGGCAAGAAGATTTTCGACAAGCTGAATGATTTGATGAATCCTAGCTTCGAAGATGAAGATCCCGTAAATCCTTTTGATCTATGGGAGGGTGCAAACTTCCGACTGAAGATTCGACAGTTCGAAGGTTACCCCAACTATGACAAATCTGAGTTTGATGCTCCGGCACCTCTCTTTGATGACGACTCTGAAATGGAAAGCGTATGGACTCAAGAGCACTCTCTTAATGAAGTGATTGATCCTAAGAACTTCAAATCATATGCTGAATTGAAGACCAAGCTCTACCGAGTACTTGATCTCACCGCAGATGAACCGGTTGCGGCTTCACCCATGGAAGAATCAGATGATCTTGATCTAGGCAAATCTTTTGCTCAAGTGGCTCCAGAGCCTACCTTTGCAGAAGCTCCTGCTGTTTCTGAAGATAACTCTGTTACTGATGATGACGACGACCTGTCTATCTTTAAAGAACTTGCACGAGGATAAGATAACTAATTCGTCGGGGGTCTTCGGGCCCCCACATCAATAACGGAGATCCGTATGGATAAACAAGAAACTATACTTGATTTTGATTTTGGCTTTACCGCAGTCGATGCTGATGAACTCGATGTAGTTCGTGAGGCAAAAGCAGTCGCTGAATCAACCAGTGCATCTGCTGAATCGAATGCAGCCAAAGCTCAACTTATCTATGATGCCGTCATGCCTCTGCTGAATAATCTTAAGGCTAATCCCGAGAAAGATTATATCTATTGGCCTGACCGTTATGATAAACTTGATGCCTTTGCAGATAAGCTATATCAAATTCTGAAGGGAGAATAATATGAGTCTGCTTGATAAAATGCTCAAGGCAGGTTCTGTCAAGGGTTCATCTATCTTGTCGAAGAGCACATTCTTCAATGAGAAAGATCCTATCCAGACAGAGTTGCCAATTGTGAATATTGCTTTCAGTGGTTCACTCAAGGGTGGTCTGATCCCTGGTTTGACCGTGATTGCTGGTGAATCAAAGAGTTTCAAAACTCTTTTGTCACTCTATTGCATGAAAGCATATCTAAAGAAATACGATGACGGCATTGCGATGCTGTATGATTCTGAATATGGTATTACACCTGAATACCTAGAAGGAATCGGCATCGATACAAATCGTGTTCTACACATCCCAATCGAAGACGTTGAACAACTCAAATTTGATTTGACTAAGCGATTGAACGAGATTGATAAGGGTGATAAAGTTTTTATTATGATCGACTCTGTCGGTAACCTTGCTTCTCGTAAAGAGGTCGAAGATGCTGAAAATGAGAAATCAGTTGCCGATATGTCTCGGGCAAAACAATTGAAATCACTCTTCCGCATCGTCACACCCAAACTTACCGGAAAAGACATTCCATTGGTTGCAATCAATCATACCTATAAAGAGATTGGCTTGTTTCCGAAAAATATCGTATCCGGTGGTACGGGCATCTACTATTCTGCCAATCAGATTTTTATTATCTCAAAGGCACAAGAGAAAGATGGTACCGACCTTGCTGGATTTAAATTTACGATCAACATTGAAAAATCTCGCTATGTAAAAGAGAAATCAAAACTTCCATTCAAGGTACTATACGATACCGGCATTCAGAAATGGTCTTCCCTTTTTGATCTCGCACTTGAATCTGGGCACTTGACAAAGGCCAATCAAGGATGGTATAATAAGGTAGATATGGATACTGGTGAAATCATTGAACCTAAGAAACGCGCTAAAGACATTGAGACTGATGATGAATTTTTCGAAGGTCTGGTTGCGGATCCCCGATTCAATGAATTCGTTGAACGTAAATTTAAACTACTAATGGCTGACGAGGTTGAGGATGTTAGAGAAGACGATACTGTCGAATTTGATTCTTAATGGGGACTACTACCGTAAGGTATATCCCTATATTAAGGAAGATTATTTCGACGAAATCTCTCTTCAAAAAATCTTTTCAACGTTTGTTGATTATGTTGAGCAATACAAGGAGCCTCCCTCAGTGGAGGCTCTTAAACTCAGCATCGATAAAAGAAAAGATTTAAACGAAGACACTTATACGAATGTAATGCAAGCTGTCGATCAATTAGAGGTCGACAAGGATACCAGCAATGAATTTTTGATTGCTGAAACAGAGAAATTTTGCCAAGATAAAGACCTATACAATTCAATCCGTAAGGCGATTCTGATTCTTGATGGCCAAGATAAAGAAAACGATAAGGGATCGATACCAAAAATCTTATCTGATTCGCTAGGAATCAACTTTGATTCTAGTGTTGGTCACGACTTCCTTGAAGAGTTTGAAGATCGATATGAATACTATCATCGAAAGGAAGAAAGAATTCCGTTTGATATCGATATTTTGAACAAGATCACCAAGGGTGGGCTACCTCGGAAATCAATGACTGTACTACTTGCCACTACTGGTGGTGGTAAATCTCTTTTGAAATGTCACTTTGCAGCCAACCATTTGATGTATGGCAAGAATGTGTTGTATATCACCATGGAAATGGCTGAAGAAGAAATTGGTAGACGTATTGATGCCAATATCATGGATATCACACTAGATGAACTTGGTGAGTGTCCACGAGACGTTTATGAAAAAAGAATGGGTCGATATAAGACCAAGACACCGGGTAAACTGGTGATTAAGGAATATCCGACTGGATCGGCACATGCTGGTCATTTTCGGCATCTTCTAAATGAATTACGAATGAAGAAGGGCTTTGTACCTGACGTGGTGTTTGTTGATTACCTCAACATCTGTGCATCCTCTCGTGTCCGTGGCGCTGCAGCTGCCAATTCATACACACTTGTCAAATCAATTGCGGAGGAAATACGTGGTCTCGCTATGGAATTTAATTGTGCCGTTGTTACTAGTTCTCAGTTTAATCGTGACGGCTACGGCAACTCTGATGTGGAT